ATGCTACCACCAATGTTGTTACATCTGTGCCATCTGCTTTTGTAAATGGTATATGTAAGTTATTTAATATCTCACCAATTGTTCCTGATGTTTGAAAATCAATATCAGAGGAACTACCGTCTGCTTTTAAAAATGGTAATTGTGCATTTGCAGCTGTACCAAATGTTACTGTATCATTACTTGAATTGCCTGTTATGGTAACTAAACCTGATTGTGCAAGTGTAAGTGTATCTGTCGAACTATCAGCAGATACAACTGTTGAACCGTCTGGCATTGTAATATTTTTAAATATATCACCACCACCACCTGGTATTGTAATCGTTTTTGTTGCACCTGTACCTGTAGCAGTTACGCCAGCACCTACAAAGTTTAATGTTGAGGCTGCTGTTGATAATGAAGAGCCTTCTTCTTGTACAGTTAATTGAGCTGCACCTGCAATTGTTAAAGTATCACCTGATAAACTTGTTGTTACACCACCACTACCTGTTATTTTTAAACTTTCACCAGCGTCTAGTGATGTTGTAGTTGATGAATCATCAACAATTGTTAATAATGAACTTCCTGTGCCTTCAGCTAATTCTTTAACGATAATGACATCAGCATTTGCTGGTGCCGTGCCAAAAGTTAATGTAGAACCTGAATATGAAAAATCAGTTGTTGGCCTTTGAAAAACTCCATTTAAAAAAACTAAAAATTGTGAAACTGATTTTCCACTAGATACTGTAAAACCTGTTGTCGAACCATCGCCTGTAAATGCTCTTACAACACTTGAAGACATAAAAGTATTTTTGCCTTCAACTAATTCTTTAATAATAATTGACTCACCATTTACTGGTGCTGTGCCAAAAGTTAAAGTTGTAGAAGATACAGTATAGTCAGTAGTTGGCCGTTGATAGACACCATTTAAAAATACTAAAACATTTTCAACATCTGCTCCACTTGTAACAGTAAAACCTGTTGATGAACCATCACCTGTATAAGCTCTAACATCACCACTTAAAGGAGATGTTGAATCGCCACCACTACTTGTACCACCTGCAATTTCTTTGATAGTACCAGAGTCATTAATATAAAACTTTTTTGCTGAAGTATCAATTCCAACTTCACCATTAGCTAAATCACTAGTGGTTGGTGTACTTGTACCTCGTTTTAACTTAATAACTGTCGCCATTAATAATATCCTTTATTCAGTTGACGACTAATTAAAATGTTCCGCCGTCTAAACTTGTTACCGTAACTGCTCCTGAACTGACTGTAAAATTGTCTGAACTAAAAGAAGCCACACCTTTATTTGAAGTTGTTGCTAATTCACCTGCAATAGTTAATGTAGTGCCCGAAATTGTTGCATCCATTCCCTCACCACCTGTAATTTTCAAAGTTCCGCCTAAGTCAATATTTGATATTGTTGAAGAGTCATCAGAAAATGTAATAGTTGAGTTTGAAAGTTTTGCATTGGTAATCGAACCTGCTAATTTAGCAGTTGCAATTGAACCGGCTAACATGTCGTTTGTAATACCTGAAGCTTTAACTCTTAATGCGTCTGAACTTACTTCGATTGAACTGTCATCTACTGCAACATCAATTTGGTTACCAGTTTTTGTTAATGCGTCACCGGCACTAATTTGACCTGCACCTGAGAACTGAGCAAATGTAATATTTGTAGAACCAAATGTAGGTGTGCCATTATGTGTTGCAACATAACCGTTATCTGCGTTTGCTGTACCAGCTTCTACGAAGAAGAAAGTACCGCCTGTTAATTCAGAAGCTGTGTCTGCGTCTGGACTTCTTGTTAATACGAAAGCCGCTGAAGCGCCACCTGTTGCTGTTACTTTATAGATACCGTTTTGTACTGCACTTGCTTGGTCTTTAACAAGTATTCTATCATCAACACTTGGAGAAACACCATCAACTGATAATGCACCGTTAGCGTTAGCAGTTAAAGTACCTGCACCATTATTATAAGTACAAGCCGCTAATGCAGCTGTTGTAGCAACTGAACAAGATTCTTTAACATCAAGTCCGTTTGCAACACTATCCACATATGCTTTTGTAGCAGCGTCTTGGTCACTTGTCGGGTCAGTTACACTTGTAATTCTGCTTGAGTTTACATCAACTGTACCAGAACCGTTAGGGTCTAAAATAATGTTACCATTTGAGTCTGTAGATGAAATAGTATTAGCGTTAACATTTAAATTATCTACTGTTAATTCTGTTACACCTGCAATCGCTGTTGTAGCAGCACCTAATGTTAGTGTAGATGAACCTAAAGTGATTGTAGAGTTTGAAAGAGAAGAATTACCAATATTTGATAATGTGTTACTATTTGCGTCAATTGTTTTATTTGTTAATGTTTGTGTAGCAGCTAGACCAGCAAAACTTTCTGATTGTAAAGCACTATTAAATTCTGCTAAACTACCTGTTAGTGTATTGTTTGCTAAGTCAATTGATTTATTTGTAAGTGTATCAGTTGTCGCTTTACCTACAAGTGTGTCTGTAGCAGCTGGTAATGTTACTGTAACATTTCCACTATATGCTGAGTGAGCCGCTGATTGTAACGCTGTGTAATGTGCGTTAGAACTTTCACAATATAATCTAATTGCTGATTGAGTACCGTCATTTTTAATTTCAATTAAACCGGTTGCTAATGTAATTCTGTCATTACCACCAATTTTAATATCAATTTGGTCATCTGTATCAGCAGTAATAGAAGTATCTTTGTCTGCGTCTAAAAATAATTCAGTACCATTCATGTCAACGCCATTGAACACAGCGTCATCATCAAAAGATACTGTCATAGTATCACCAGACAATGCCGTAGCAATACCGTTACCGCCTGTAATTTTTAATGTTTCAGTTAATAAGTTGATTGATGTTGATGTGGAACTTTCATCAACTAAAGTAAGTGTCGTTGCTGGAGCTGCAAACGATAAACCACCTGAACCGTCAGTTGTCAACACATGACCACTTGAACCATCTGTACCTGGTAATGTTAATGCTAAGTTGGATGCTACACTATTTGGAGCTTTTAGTGAAACATAGTGAGAACCATTATTTGTTCCCTCATTAAACTTAATCGTACCACCTACTGTGGTAGAATTACCTATATTGAGTGTATCTACTGCTGAGTTACTATCTACTGTTAAAGCTGAACTCGCTGTTAGTGTGCCATCTACATGGTCTAATTTATCTACGAAATATTGGCCGCCAATTACTGTTATATTATTAGCGTCACCTGAACCATCTACACCACCCTCACCAACAAACAGTCTATCGCCGTTATTGCCTTGCGTACCAGTACCATAAGTATAAGCTAATTCACCTAGTTTTAGCGTTGATGGAGCCGAAGTATTTGCACTTCTTTTTATCTGAATTATTGTTGACATTTATAGCTCCTAAAAATTGCCTCCGTTAAACACCAATGTTCCTGTTGTAGTGTCTAACTCGTTTTTTGTTACGAATTTATCTGAAGAACCGTCATATTGTAATAATGCGCCGTCTGTTAAACTAGATGAATCTACATCTGTAAGACTTCTCAATCTATTCACATTTGTAATATTTACATTTGTACTCGGAACCTGAACAGATACCTGTTGTGGTCCTGAGGATGTGGAAGAGTTTATATTAGCTCTAACTCCACCAGTAGTATTAATAACTGCTTTCACCATCGGTTTCCTCTCTCTTTGTAATATTTATAATAAAAAAAGACTCAGGAATAATTAAACTTTTGGATTTACTGTAATAATGCCTTCGATAACTCTAGTAACCGTACTATCTGCGGTTTTTGTTATATAAACATCATAAACATATCTGGCAGGAGCGGATAAAGCTGTTGTTTGTGTATCAGTTAAGGAAATAGATATAACACCTGTTGAGGTGTCAGCTGCTATTTGTGTGGTAAATGAAACATATGTGGAAGAACCATAACTGCTTGCAAGTTTAGCTTCCGCTGTATAACCAGCTAAGTCAACTGCGTTACCATCTGAATTAGTTACAGTTACATCTGAACTAAAAGAAGCTCCTTGGTCTATTCTAAGATTTGCTACTGCTGCCATTGAATTGTTTTATTCCTTCTTGTATTTTTCCATTGTAAAAATTGGTTAATACTTCTATTTTTTCCAATTCAATTTCATGTCGGATTTTAGATTGTTGAATTTCTTGTCTAGCAGCTATGTAATTTCTTAACTCTATAGGCAATTGTTCAATATCATATTCTTTATCGTCTATCGTAATTGCATTATCAGCCATAATATATCCTTAATGTTATAGTTTTTTATTTTGTTTTTTGATTTCTGCAATCAATTTCGCTTTTGTAAATCGTTTATCTAATTCGACACCGATTTTTCTACCTAGTTTTTCTAACTCGGCTTTTGTTTTTTTATTTAAATCTTTTGTATCAATTTTTTTAACTTCATTTTTTAACACTAAAGGTTTTACAAAAAAACTTTTAATTTTATTCCATAATTTCATAATCATTCCTCTTATTTTATTAATTCTGATATTTATATCGTAGTATTACGACACCTGAACCGCCATTACCACCTGTTGAAGGAGAAGCAGCACCACCGCCACCTCCACCACCACTTCCGGTGTTTGATGAACCTGAACCGCCTGGAGTAGAAGCGTGTGGACTTCCTGTACCACCGCCACCTGGTCCTGCACCGCCGCCTGAAGAACCATCAGAACCGCCTCCGCCACCACCTGCTCTTGTTACTGCTGAACCTGTAATTGCTGTTGGTGTTCCGTTACCGCCTGCACCACCATTTGATCCTGAACCGGCTGAACCTTGGCCAGCTGCGCCACCGCCACCGCCGCCTCCTAAAGGAGCACTTCCACCACCATTAAAACCTTGAGATGGTGAAACTGGTGGAGTATTTCCTGAACCAGCAGGACCATTGTATGCGCCACCGCCACCTGAGCCACCGTTACCGCCTGCACCACCACTATCATTACCTCCTCGGCCTCCGCCAGCAGATGTGATTGTACTGAAAATTGAATTTGAACCAGCTGTTGAATTTTGATTAGGACCACCTGAGCCAGCTGCACCTACTGATATAGGATATGTTTGAGCAGCCGCTGTAATTGCTGTTGATGAAGCTAATGGACTTGCTGTATATGTACCTGCAACTGGAGATTTTGATTCTCTATAACCACCTGCACCGCCAC